CACAAAAGACAAAGACCCAATATATGTTGGCACTCTTATTAGAGAAGAGTATCAGAAAAATTGGCCTTTAAATGGTGTAGAAGAAAAAGGCAAGTATGTTCAACCTGCTGTAATGTTTGCTTGTCAATCTTACATAGAACATTTACATACTATCAAAGATGATAGAGAAAAGATACTTGCACACTTATGGGCATTGATGAGTGAGATACATAGAAATCTAAAGTCTTCTGTATTAGTAGAAGAAATAGAAAAAGAATTTAAAAAAGCATATGATAGTGAAAGAAGAGAAGAAGTACTTGAAGAAGTTAAATTATCTTGGCAATATAGACACGAACTATTAGGTGATTTAGCAGCACACGAAGAATATTGGCAAGAAATAAAACCAAAAGTAGATATGTTCTCAATCGCTGTAAAAGAAATGTCAAAAGATAAATCTGGTGAAAATAATGTATCAGACGGTAATAAAGATGAGACAGAAGACCAAATGGTGAGAGCAGGTCTTATGGCAAACGCTGTACATATTAAGACTATGAATTTTGAAGATGTGCCTGAAGATTTAAAAAAATATGTACAAGATGATTTAGACGAAAAGAAAAAGAAAGAAGAACAAGGATTACCTATTAATGAAAACTCTTAAAGAACTCACTTGGGAACATCATAAAGAAGCTGAGAGACAAGGTTTCGTTAAGATATTAATGTCAGGTAAAATAAATCCTGAAGTATACGCAAACTATCTATACAATCAACATCAATGTTATAATATACTTGAAGCACTTGCAATGGCAGAAGGTTTATTAGATAACTTTCCATTTATCAGAAGAGCACCTGCTATCAAAGCAGACTTTGATGAACTATGGACTTATCCTCATCAACCTATGATGTTTGAGAGTACAAGAAAATATGTTGACTATGTAAATAAAGAATTGATGGATTGTCCTGAAAAGATAATGGCACACATTTATGTTAGACATATGGGCGATTTATCAGGTGGTCAAATGATAAAAAGAAAAGTACCTGGTCTTGGTAAATATTATGAGTTTAAATTTAACAAGAATCCAGAACACGGTATCACATACAAAGATACAAATGAGATTAAAGACGCATTAAGATTAGCAGTAGATAGTCATTATGTTTACAATGACGCTAGCGATATAGATAAAAATGTAAACAATGTTGTCTACGAAGCAAGACAATGTTTTGGTTTTGCAACTGACTTATTTAAAGAAATGTTGCAATTTATTAAGAATAACGAAAAGAGGTTTGGTGATGGCACAACGAAGTAGAATATGGGAAATGTTAGAAGACGCAACTAAAAATCTTATGTCAAAGTTTGATGACGAAGGCAAAGAGATTGTTGAAGAAAGTATGGCAAAATTTAATAGACCAGAAGATGGTTGGATTAATAGAGTTTGGGAAACACCTGAAGCAAGAAGATGTCATATAGATGTTGTTGACGCTAGAGAAACTAAAAAACTATATATGTTTCATTGTGTTGTTATACCTCATTTTCACACACCAGCACCTATATGGGGTTTAGATGTTATCGCAGGACCTAATAAGGTAACTGGTTTATTCCACGATTGGTCACCTTTAAGTGGTAAGAGAGAAGTAGACCATCCGATGGTAGAATGGTTTTGTGAAGAAAGTAAAACTTACGAACCATCAAAAGTAAGAGAGTTACCTGATTGGGCATTAGAAATTTTTAGTCCAGGTATGATAGCTGCAGGTAATATCAATACAGAAAAAGAACTGACAAACGCATTAAGTTTAGCGTGTACTGATTTGGGACCTTACTTTACTTTGTTAAGACGATATAAACAAGATTTTAATTTAAATTCAAATATAAAAAGCGAGACGGAAGTAAAAGAAGCACAAAACAGATACGCAAAATTTCAAAGAGAGAATCCTCATACACCTAGAACAATGAAAGCATTAGGATTACCTGAAAAAGATATTGAAGAGTTTTGTACAGACGCATTATTTCCATATGCAAAGTAATGGAACATTTAGACAAATTTCAACAAGTAATAACAGATTACAAAGAAGACGGAAGATATCGTACATTTAACGATATTATTCGTAAGCGTGGCGAGTATCCTAACGCCATATGGTATTCAAAATACTCAATCAAAAATATAGTTAACTGGTGTTCAAACGATTATCTAGGTATGGGTCAACACTCATATGTAATTGATAGTATGAAAACAGCACTAGAAACTGCTGGTGCAGGTGCAGGTGGTACGAGAAATATATCAGGCACTACTCATTATCACTATGCGTTAGAAAGAGAACTTGCAATACTACATAATAAAGAAAGTGCTTTAATATTTACTTCAGCATATAACGCTAATCAAACAACATTAGAAACAATGGGTAAGATTATACCTGATATGTTGTTTATATCAGACGAACAAAATCACTCTTCAATCATACAAGGTATCAGACATAGTAAAAATAGAAAAGAGATATTTAAACATAATGATGTAAAAGATTTAGAAAGTATCTTACAATCTAATACTGGTCCTAAATGTGTAGTATTTGAAAGTGTATATTCTATGGACGGAGACATAGCACCTGTAAAAGAGATTGTTGATGTATGTAAAAAATACAATGCAATAACTTTTATAGATGAAGTACACGCTGTTGGTCTGTATGGTAAGACAGGCGCTGGTATATGTGAAAGAGATAATGTAGATGTTGATATTATAAACGGAACGCTAGCAAAAGCCTTTGGTGTACAAGGTGGGTACATTGCAGGAAAGAGAGAGTTTATAGACGCAATAAGAAGTATGGCAAGTGCGTTTATATTTACAACTAGTTTATCGCCAACGATATGTGCTGGTGCATTGACTAGTATTAAGTATGTTAAAGACCATCCTGAATTAAGAGAAAAATTACAGGAACGAGCAAAGAAAACAAAAGAAGAAATTGAAAGACAAGGTATAGAAGTTTTAAAAAACGATAGTCATATTGTTCCTGTTATTATAGGTGACCCAAAGAAATGTAAAGCAGTATCAGATGAATTACTATACAAGAATGGTATCTATGTTCAACCTATCAACTGGCCTACGGTTGCTAGAGGAACAGAAAGATTAAGATTTACACCTACACCTTTTCATACAGACGCACACATATTTGATATGGTCGTTAAATTGAAATCTGCATTAAAGAGGTGTGGTAAGAAGAAATGAATATGCAAGACGAAATTGATTGGATAATTTTAGACGGTGGCAACGGTTTAGATGTACTTTGGTTCTTACTCTTACATAGTCCGTTTATGCAAGGTTTAGTCTCTCTAGGCCTCGTTATCGCCCTCCTATGCGTATATTTTGATAAAGATGACGAAACTTCAAAGTATATTAAGGACGGTACTTGGTGGAAATTATAAATATTGCTAAAAGAAGAGGATAAACTATGGCAACTCCTAATACAAGACAAACATTAATTTCATACGCAAAAAGAGCGTTAGGGCATCCTGTTATTGAAATAAATGTTGATGATGACCAGATAGACGATAGAGTTGACGAAGCACTACAATATTATCAACAATATCACTATGATGGTATCAGACGAACATATTTAAAATATCAGTATACTCAAGCTGACAAAACTAGAATACTAACAGATACTTCTGAAGGTGTAACCAAGAATAGTGTAACCACTACTTGGAAAGAAGGCAACTCATTTATAGTTGTTCCTGAAAGTGTATTATCTGTAATTAATATCTTTCCTTTCTCAAACAAAGGAAACTTAAACTTATTTGATGTTAGATATCAATTAAGATTAAACGACTTGTATGATTTTTCATCAACAAGTGTAATAAACTATGACATTGTTTTAAGACAATTAGATTTTTTAGACCATATATTAGTAGGAGAAAAGCCATTAAGATTTAATCAACACGATAACAGATTGTACATTGATATGGACTGGGAGAACGATTTACAAGTAGGTGAGTTTTTAGTAATAGAAGCATATAGAAAATTAGACCCAGACACATATACAGATGTTTATAACGATATCTGGTTAAAGAGATACACAACACAATTAATTAAAAAACAATGGGGTGCCAATCTCTCTAAATTTAATGGAGTAGCAATGATTGGTGGTGTTACCTTAAACGGACAACAAATATATTCAGAAGCAATGCAAGACATTGAAAAACTAGAAACTGAAATAAGAAATTCGTTTGAGTTAAACCCAGCAATGATGATAGGATAAAACAACAATGGCCGTTAATCATTACTTTCAAGGCGGCGATGGCATAGGTTCAGACGCTGAAAAGCGATTGCACGAAAACTTAATTATAGAAAATTTAAAAATCTATGGTCACGCTGTTTATTATTTACCTAGAACTCTAGTAAATAGAGACCTTATATTAGGTGAGGATTCTGCGTCTAGGTTTGATGATAGTTATTTGATTGAAATGTATTTTGAAACGGTTGAAGGATTCCAAGGCGAACAAGAGATAATCAGTAAGTTTGGTTTAGAAGTTAGAGACGATACAACTTTTGTTGTTGCGAAAAGAAGATTTATGGAACAGGTTGATGACCCAGCAAACCTAATGGTTGATGGTAGACCTAACGAAGGTGATGTAATTTACTATCCTTTGATGAACAAGTTTTTTGAAGTTGCGTTTGTTGAAGACCAGGAACCATTCTTTCAACTAGGCAACTTACCAGTTTACAAATTAAGATGTAAAACTTTTGAATATTCAAGTGAAGAATTTAATACAGGTCATCCTGATATTGATACAGCAGATGATAGAAAATCACTTGATACAAGTTTACAATATCAATTCTTATTAGAAGATGGCACATTTAGTTTAACATCTTCAACAGGTAGATTGATATTAGAACAAGGTGATAAGTATGGTAATCCACAATACTTAATACAAGAAGAGTTTGATGATATCACAACTGACGGAGACGCAGCCACATCAATACAAACTAAATCTGTATACGCTGATAATTTAGATTTAGATACTGAAGCAGGTTTTGATACTGCAACGGTTTCAGATGACATATTAGACTTTACAGAAAGCAACCCATTTGGAGATGTTAAATAATGTTCGGTACACATTTTTATAACGAAGGATTAAGAAAGTTAACTATTGCGTTTGGTCAAATCTTTAATAAGATTGTAGTACAAACTAAAGACGCAAATGATAGTGTTGTAAAAAGATTTACGGTGCCTCTTGCATATGCACCAAAAGAAAAGTTTATTACAAGATTAACTCAACAACCAGATTTACAAGACCAACAATTTTCAACTATATTACCTCGTATGGGTTTTGAAATATCAGGTATACAATATGACCCTAGTAGAAAATTAAATAAACTACAAAAGACAAGAACACAAACAGATGAAGGTAATACATCTAATCAACAAAACAAGATGAAGTTTAATTATACTCCTGTACCATATAATATAACTTACTCTTTGTTTATTTTTACTGCTACTGCTGAAAATGGTTTACAAATTTTAGAACAAATAGTTCCGTACTTTCAACCTGATTATACGGTTACTATAAATATGATACCAGACTTAAATATCAAGCGTGATGTACCTATTGTTATAGGTGATATTAATTACGAAGATAATTATGATGGTGACTTTAATACAAGAAGAGCAGTAATTTATACAATTAATTTTACTGCAAAAACTTATCTATATGGTCCGTCAACACATCAAGGTGTTGTAAGAAAAGTACAATCAGATTTAGGTTCGGATCCTGTAAATAAAGCAAGAGAAGAAAGAATTGTAATTACACCAAATCCATCTTCTGCAAAACCAGGTGATGACTTTGGATTTACGACAACTATATCATTCTTTAATGATGGTAAGAAATATGACCCATCAACAGGAAGTGATACATAATGAGAGGCGAAAATGAAACGAGAAGATGTATTAGTAATAGACAATGTTTTACCAGAAGTTGTAAATAATAGTTTCTGTCAAAACATTTATAGATTAGGTTATATTATATCAATGGATATATTGCCTAGTCAAACAGACAATAAAGGTATTATGAAAGACGATAATACTTTTTCATCAATGCAAATGGTTCATAGAGTATACTTGCATAACGAACCAGCAAATATGCCAAAAAATCCTGCAATGGAACCAGTAAAACATTCTTTATCTGAAATGGTTGGTAAAGCAGGTCTGTTAACTAAAGACTTTGATAAAGTAGAATTGTTAAGAGCAAAATTTAATTTAATGTTTCCACATCCTGACTTTAAAGATGGTCAGTATAATATGGCACATATTGATGATGAACAAGAAGAGCATTTAGTTTGTATTTACTATCCTGAAGATACAGATGGTGATACAATATTGTTCAATGAGTTTTTTAATAAAGATAAGAAACCAGAAAAACTAACTATTCATAAGAGGGTTACACCAAAAGCAAATCGTTGTGTAATATTTAATGGTTGGAGATTTCACGCAAGTAGTAATCCAGTTGCATATAATAAACGAATAGTTTTAAATACAAATTTTAGGATAACAAACAATGGGTAAACTAGAAGACAAAGTAAATGATATTTTAGGTATCAAAGAAGAGAGTACTCCTGTATCAGATTTAATGATACAAGAGAAACAAGTACCTGTGCCTAGAAATGAAGACCCAAAGAAAGACGATATAGATAACGATTACAAATATAGTAGAGAGAACTATTATAATTTAATTGAAAGAGGACAAGACGCAATACAAGGCATTTTAGATGTTGCAAAAGAAGGGCAACACCCTAGAGCATACGAAGTCGCTGGTGCATTAATTAAAAATGTAGCCGACACCGTTGATAAATTACAAGACTTACAAAGTAAATTATCTAAACTAAAAGATGTACCAAATAAGACAACTAACAATATTAAAAATGCTTTGTTTGTAGGTTCTACAGCAGAATTACAAAAACATTTAAAAGATAAAAAGTTTGACGAAAACAATAGAGATACCAAAGACGACCCTTTCAAAGGTACTACTATTGAAGGCAAAGATTAATTATGAGTACAGACGCATATTTAGGCAACCCTAATCTAAAGAAAGTAAACACACCACAAGAGTTTACTGCTGAAGAGATTAGCGAATTTAAAAAATGTGAAAAGGATCCGTTATACTTTATGATGAAGTATGTACAGATTGTTTCGCTTGACGAAGGTTTAGTGCCTTTTAATATGTACGACTTTCAAAAGAAGATTGTAGAAACTATACATAATAATAGAT